AAAGGTGGGTCTGGTAATTGTATTGTGTCAAGTGGTAGCGGGGAATATGATGGAGGTGATAGGGTAATTGGTTTTCACAATGCTTATGATATTGATGGAGATATATTAATAACTGCGGGTTGGGGTGATGGCTGTGCTGTTAGAAGATTAAACAATGACGGCTCAATGACTAAATTATATTATGATTCTAATGCCCTATGGAGAGACACAACTTCTACTTACAACCACATGCAATCAGTAGCAATGGCTAAAGGTTGCAATAAAGCTGTTATAATGAGTTATAACGTTTATGGTTATTCTATTATAGATTACAGTGGTGCTGTTGATGGTACCTCAAATGGAGGTGTTGTGATAAGAGAAGACAGACCAACACATACAAACCCAACAGACTTTGTTGACGCATCAACAAATAATGACAGAAGTAATGGTTATCTTAGAAGAGCAGGTTATTGGTATGCTGGAGGTTTATGTGCAGCTGGTGAATGGATATATGGTTCTTCTCATGATGCAATACACTACAAAAGATACCCTAGAAGAAATTTAGCTACCGGGGTAGAAGAAATGCTTGGAGTAGCAGATAAGAAATCAGGAACCGCAGATGAAGATAGAAATGGTTACAGAGCCACCCTATCATATGATGAAGTAAATGACAGAATGTATTACTGGAACTATGAAGGTAACGGGGGTTTTACAGTTATATTTGATGCTTCAACATCAGATCCAGAAGTAGTATGGTGTGACATGGAAGACACTGTATCAGGTTCTAACACTTCATACACTTCAAACGGTTACATGAGAGAGTCAGGTCTATTTATTCCTGACCCAGATAATGCTCCTAATGTTGTTATAGCACCGGGTAATGATTACATATATAAAATAGATTATACCAATTGCTTAACTGGAGGCTTTCCAGATATAGTGCAAAGAACTTATCTTAGAAGCTTTAACACTACTGATGAACCAGGCGCAAACGGTTCTGGTATTGACTTTAACGGTATAACCAGGTTTGGTACTAAATATCAGAAAACATCTGGTACACCTATGGATAAAGTACCTGACTATACAAGCACATATATACCTTTGTCAGGTGATAGAGGATATGGTACAGTAGATGGTGGTTTCTTGAATTTAGATTTATTTAAAGTATATTCTAGAAAATCATTAACTAATTATCAAGAGGATTTAACAAGTGTTTATGGTGGTTCTGCAAGAGGTAGAAGTTGGCAATCAAGTTATGGTGTTAATATGGTGCTAATGGAATCTGCTAATGGAACTAAGTATTGGATACGTATGGGTTACGGTAGTGATGGTCACTCATTTAGAATATATACAGAAGCTACTAAACCAATGGAGCTATGTGGTAACTGGGAAATAGTTTTTGGTACATTTACTTTAGATAACAGCGCTAATGTAGATCTAGTTCATGTATCTAACTTAGATCAATTTTATGTACCAACAAACTGTGCCTTAACAGCATACGTAAGTAATAATAATGGTTCTAGTTGGGAAACATATGATGGCTCTTCTGAAATAGCACATCTTTTTTCATCAACCGGTAATCAATTAAGAGTAAAGTTATCTGCAAGTGGACATCCTGATAAAGCTCCTTTTTATCAAAGACAACAAGGATTAGCATGTAGTTATTCATCTTTACATGCTGCAGCAAGAGATGCTAGTATAAAATATAAAGTAACCAGAAATAGACTAAGATCATGAGTACTACAGTAAACGAAAGTAAAAGACATCTAGAAATAGACGCAACAGAATTTGATGGTGAATTAGACGGTACTATTAAAACTAATACTACTGCTATTACACAATCTGCAGGAGACAACTCAACTAAAGTAGCAACAACAGCTTATGCTGATGCAGTGTTACCAGGATGGGTCCCTTCATCTAATCCTAACTATCTTACAGCGGTTACACAAAGTGATGTGACAGCACATCAAGCAGCCTTGTCAATTACTGAGTCACAAATTAATGACTTACAATCATATCTGACAGCAGTTCCTTCTGGCTATGCTACAGAATCCTACGTACAGACACAGATAACAAATCTAATTGACTCAGCTCCATCTGCTCTAAATACACTAGCTGAATTAGCTACAGCACTTGGGGATGACGTAAACTTTTCCACAACAGTCACTAACTCATTGGCAAATAAACTTCCTTTATCAGGTGGATCTGGGTCTGGAAATGCAATGACTGGTGATTTATGGATAAAAGCTGGAGCCCCAAAAATATACTTGCAAGATACTACAGATGATGATGACCAAGCAATAATATTTCAAAGCAATGCAGGTACAGATGAATATGCAATAAAAACAACAGATTTTACATCTGGTGGAGGTGGTGATGGTTTTTCATTAGGATCTATATCTTCTGATCCAGTACGTATAGTAGCAGCTAATACAACAGCTTTAACGATTGATACATCACAAAACGCAACTTTTGCGGGTGATGTAAAAGTTAATACAAGCAAGTCTTTTAGAATGTATAATGCGGCAGGAACCGGATGGGGTCAAATGATGTTAAATGAAGTTGACAACATGATAGAGTTAAACAGAGGACTTCAACCATCAGGTGATGCTGGTGTAGACTTAGGTGCTTCAAATCAAAGATGGGACAATGCGTATATAGACGACTTGTTTGTAACTGGAGAAGTTCAAGGTGGTAGTTTAGACATAAACGGAACTGCTGATATAAGTGGAACTTCAACTCTTCATGGAAAAGTTGGTATAGGTACTGCTCCAACATCTAGAGATCTTAGTGTATTTAGAAGCACAGCTGGTTCTGTAGCAACATTTCAACACTATACTGATGCTACTAATTACGCTGGGTTATATATAAACGTTAGTCAAGCTGATGACGAAGTAGTTTTAAACGCTAGTGGTAGTAGTAGTGGTGCTTTTGTTTTTAAACAAGGAAACACTCAAAGTTTAAAATTAGACACAAGTTTAAATGCAACTTTTGCGGGTAGCATAACTACAGGCGGTGATATAGATTTACCATCAGGCAGTATGATTGACTGGGCAAATGGTGACGCAAGAATACAAGAAGGATTAGTAAATAACTATTCATTAAGTTTTCAAACATATGATGGTTCAGCTGTTACTACAGCATTAAGATTAGATGGTGATAACACCGCAACTTTTGCAGGTAATATAGTAACAAGTGCTGCTGATAGAACTATTGGTACTCCAAGAATACAAATGCAAACTGACGGTACTTTAGATTGGGGCGCTGCAAAAGATTATGGTACATTAACTTGGGACACTGGTAAGATTATGATTAGAGCTCTAAGCGGTAAGGCAATGGATCTTCAAACAAATGGTGCTACAACAGCTTTAACATTAGATACTTCTCAAAATGCAACTTTTGCAGGAACAATAGGATCAGGTGCTATAACCTCTACTGGAGCCGTGCAAGCAAGTTCATATAAAATTAGTGGCTCAACCGTATTACAGGGTAGTGGAGATATAACAATTGGTTCAGGAGGAGCTACAGGAACCATATCATTAACCACCCACACAAGCACGCCGCTTAAAATTGAAAATGATGATAGCATTACGATTAGTAGTAATGTTACAGCTGGTAGTAATTCTCTAACAGCTGGTAGCTTAGATATAAACGGTGACGCTGACATATCTGGTGAAACATCATTTAAACCAACACATTATGGTTATACTGATGATCCAAATAGCAGTGATAGAACTATATTTAGTACTCATGATACAAATGGTTCAACTTCAAACAGGCCTGTAAACTGGTCTTCAATATATACTCTTGGTGGTACTAGTAGAAATACATTACAAATAAGTACCAATGAAGATTACTCTGAATCTGGTATGTGGATTAGACAGCGTAATGCTAACTCCTCTTCACCACAAGGAACTGGTTACCAAAACTGGGCAGAAGTATGGACAACTAATCATGCTCCATTAACAAAGATTACAAATTGGGATGCAGGATATACATATAGTGAAGTAGGTCATTTACCTTTAGCCGCTGGTTCAGGATCCCCTTTAACTGGTGATTTATATTTAACTCTTTCAGGTTCAACACAAAGAGCTCTTTCTTCTACAGGCACTAACAGTATGCAAATTGGAGATGCCGGTACACAAATATTAAGATTTAAAAACGCGTCTGGCTCTGCTTTAGATATAGCAGCAAGTGGCGCTGCAACTTTTGCTGGCTCTATAACAAGTAGTGGCAATGCAACATTTGCTTCAGATACAGACGCACAATTAATAAGCGGTAGAGCTAAAATAGGGTCTTACGTTGGTGATTATGTTTACTTTAGTCACATAGACTATGGTACGTCAAGTAATTATGCGCTTAAACAAAGCCCTACCGGTAACACAGAGGTAAATGCTCCAACAAACGGTACTGCAGCACTAAGCATAAACAATAGCCCTAAACTATCAGTGACAGGTGATAACTCTACTTTTCATAACGATATAGTAATAGATAATCACAATGGATCAAACCCAACAGATGCTGGTAGTTTATATTTTAATGAGGCTGGTACAACTTGGGGAACTGATATGTATGGTTTTAGAATAAATCAACAAGGTAGTAGTAATTTATTAAATATACAAAGTCACGACACAAGCACAGAAAGAACTATTCTTTCTATGGCAAGGGATACTATGGCGGTCACATTTGGTGGTTCATTAACTATACCTAATTATATATACCATGCAAACGATTCAAACTCTTATTTTGGTTTTGAATATGATGATGCTTTTAGAGTTGTAGCTGGCGGAGGAGAAAAATTACATATAACTACATCTAGAGCTAGATTTAATTCACACATTTATGTAGGTCTTGACTCAACATATGATATAGGACAAACTGGAACAAGATTTAGAAATATATATGCAGATACATTATACGGTGATGGTAGTAATATAACAAATGTATCAGGAACTGATAGTACAAAGCTTCCTTTAGTTGGTGGCACAATGTCTGGT